CAAGGCGTCCCGGCTGCACCCGCTGATCCCGCACGGAACCGAGCGGTTCAAGTCGTACTACCGGCAGCGTACCGCCGTGGAGCGCGGGTTCGGCCGGCTGAAGAACGACTACGGGCTGCTGCCGCTGCGGGTGCGCATGACGAACGGCGGACCGCGGCTGAAGCCGGCGCGGCTGAGCGACCTGGCGGCGAACGACGCGAGCTGGAGCGTGAGCCCTGGGACACCGGACCGCTATGCGCTGCTCGGTTTCGATCTGCTGGCGATTTACCAGCAACCGATCGAGGCCATGTCGATCGACATCACCTACGCGAGCTGCCCGCCGCTGCTGGTGAATCCTGGGGACGTGCCGGCGATCCCGGCGGCCTATCATCCGATGCTGGTGGAGGGGGCAATTCCACTGTGTAGAGCGAAAGAAGGCGGCGGGGAGTTTCAGAAGGTGCTGGGGAACTGGGACGTGTTTCTGGACGCCGCGGGGAAGCTGGGCGAATACGTGAGGGCACGCAACAAAGAGCAGGGGTACGACCGGATGCCGGCGGAGCTGAAGCGGTTCGATCGGAGCAAACTACTGATGCAGCAGGTGAAAGTTGCCTAACAGCGGCGTAGACATCACGCCCGGCGCGGGCGCCGCGATTGCGGTCAACGCCGTTTCGGGGCTCGATTATCAGGTGATCAAGGCCGACTGGGGCGCCGATGGCGCTTCGATTCCGGCTTCGAGCGATGGGACGAACGGCCTGGACGTCCACGTAAAGCTGGTGGACGGCGTGGTGGTGGTGAACAATCCCACGGCCGCGAACCTGAAGGTGGACGCCTCGGGCGCGACGGTGCCGGTGTCGGCGGCTTCGGCGCTGCCGGTGAGCGCTCCCGACACGGCGCCGGTTTCGGTGCGCATCTCGAACGGTTCGGCCAACGTCGACACGCTGCCGGTGTCGGGAACGGTCACGGCGAACCAGGGCACGGCGGCGGCGACGGCGAACGCGTGGCCGGTGATCCTGAGCGACGGCACGCACACGGCGCCGCTCGACACCTCGAATTCGAACGCGCTGAAGGTAAGCGTGGTGGCGAGTGTGAATTCCGGCGATATTGCCGACGACGGCACCTTCACCGAGGGCACGACGCTCATCAATCCGATTGGCGGCGAATACAACTCCTCGGCGGGGGCCGCGACGTCGGGGAAAGCGGCGGCGTGCCAGATCACGCAGTATCGCGGGCTGCACGTGAATCTGCGGGCGGCGGCGGGGACCGAGATCGGGTCGTCGAGTGCGCCGCTGCGGGTGGATCCGGTAGGGACGACCACGCAGCCGGTGAGTGGGACGGTGACGGCCGACCTGGTGAATACCACCAACGCGGGCGCGCCGGCCACCCAACTGAACTACAACACCGGAGGCACCGAAGACATTACGGTGTTCGGCATCGCGCTGCCGGCCAACGGGGGCCCGGTGGCGGGCGGGACGGCGACCAATCCGGTGCGGACCGATCCGACTGGCACGACGACACAGCCGGTGAACATCGCCGATATCGGGGGCAGCGCGCCCTCGGCGGCGAATCCTCTGCCGGCGCAGTTGTCGGTGGGCGATGCGGCGGTGACGGCGGTGAGCGCGGGCGCCGGCAATCCGCTGCCGACGTTGAATCAGCCAAGTCCGAGCGGGTGGTGGAGAAACGCGATCGGCTTCACGGCCGGCCAGACGGCGCAAGCGTTGCACACGCCCGCCTCGGGCAAGACCGGCTACATCGAGGGCTTCATCATAACCGTCACCACGGCCGGGGTGATCCAGATCTACGACGGGACGAATTCGGCGACTACGCTGTTGTACGACGGCTACCTGCCGGTGGGCGCGTACATGGTGGTGACGCCTTCGCGGCCGCTGCCGCAGGCCGCCGTGAATAACGTGCTGCGGTACACTTCCGACTCGACTGTGGTGGGGACGATCTGCATTTGGGGCTACGACGCGTAAGAGGCAACGATGCTCACGCTGATCTTCGCTCCACAGCCGCCGGGGCCTCAGCCTGAATTCATCAACATGGGTCTGGTGCTCCAGGACCTCTATCCGGCGCTCAACGCGGGCGGCGCGGCGGATCTGGTGTTCTGGACGCAGGCCGAGCTATACGAGTACGTCGACGAAGCGGCCGAGCGGCTGGCGCGCACTTGCGGCGTCTTCGTCCAGCGCAATACGACCATCGTGACGGAGGTGGATTTAGGCGCCTACTCGTTGCCGCCCACGCAGATCGCGACCATTCAGGCGGACCTGGCCGGCCTGGTGCTCGAGCCGCGCACCGTGGCCGAGCTGGAGGCTTTCGATTCAAGCTGGCCGAATACGGTGGGGCCTCCGGTGTCGTTCGTGCAGAACGTCCAGGGGCTGGCCGGGATCGTGGTGTATCCGGCCTGCGATTCCAATAACGGCGGCAAGACGCTGGGCCTGGTGCTGACGGTGTTTCCGCCCACCATCAGCCTGACGGCGGCGACGCTGAACGCGCCGACCTGTGTGCGGGAGTACTTCACCTTTCGGGCGCTCGAGGCGGCGCGCGGAAAGCAGTCGAAGGCCGAGATGCCGGACGTGGCGGCGTGGATGGGCAAGCAAGCCGGGATGCTGGAGCAGGTGATGACGGAACTGTGGGGGGCGGCACAGTAGATGGCTCCGGCGCCGGCGGAAAAGAAGCCGTGCCCACTGTGCGGCTATGGGATGCGGCCGGGGCAGCCGCACTACTGCCCGGACGCGAACCTGGAGGTGGTGTTTGAGGAGAACGCTGTGGCGATCCGGGTCTGGAGCCGCGAGACGCAGGCCTGGTGGTCGGTGCCACTCACTCGAGTGATCGAGGACCATCCGAAACCGCCTGGGGCAATTCCAAAATAGGATGGCGAGCAAAACCGAGAAGCAGCCCATCGTGCCGGGCGGCCTGAACCTGCTCTCGCCCGGCGATAAGATCCAGCCGGGCGGCTCCCTGCTGCTCGACAACTGGCGCGCCGACCAGAACGGGGAGCTGCGCTCGCGTAAGGGCACCGGCATCGAGGCCGCGCAAATCGGCGCGGGCATTTTCCATACCTTGACGCGCGCCGGCAACGACCGCTATTCGGGCATCGGCAACCAGCTGTTTTGGGGCAACCAGGCCCAGACGCTGGTGGCATCGGGTTTTGACGGCAACCCGCTGGGCATTGTGTTCTACGACGCCGCGGGCTGGGTCATGAACCAGAATAAGCAGCTGCGCCTGGGGCTGAACGGAGCAAGCTCGACTCCCTGGGGCGTGGGAGCTCCGGCCACGGCGCCGACAGCGGCCGCCGGCGCCCAGCAATACGTCAACGTCGAGCAGTTCAACTACTCGAGCTATCCGGCCAACGGCATCGATGTGGGCTATCAGGACGCGAGCGGCCTGTGGCATGACGATCCCGAGCAAACGACCGTGCTGAGCAATGCCGGGTCGATCCAGGTGACCAAAGGCTCGGCGGCCATCGTGGGCAGCGGCACGGCCTTCACCCAGGCCATGGTGGGCGCGGAGATAGAGATTTACGGGACCAACAACGGCGTGGCTGGCCAGTGGTTCGCGGGGATCGCCACGGTGACCGACGCCACGCACGCCACGCTCGGGATACCGGGCACGCCGGTCGATTACGACTGGGATTCAGGCAGCGGCCTGAGCTACAGCATTTCGACATCGATCGCGGCGGCGGAGGCCTCGACCAACTTCGTCCAGCAGGGCGGATCCTACAGCCTGCAGGTGAACGCGGCGGTGGCCGGCACGTGGATCGTGACCGACGACATTCTGATCTCGCAGGGCGCGGCGGTGAACACCACCACCGAAGGTGCGGCCCAGGACGACGATCTGTTCCGCATCGCGGTTTACTGCGCGAATCCGGCGGCGGTGGCCTCGATCGCGGTGGTGCTGATTTCGGGCTCGAGCGACGCGCCGGGGCTGTCGGCTTACGTGACGATTCCAGGCAGCGCGCTCAACCAGACGCCCAACTCCTGGAGCCTGCTGCAGATCCTGCGCAACGTGAACGTCGACGCCTGGAACGCGGCGATCGCGGCGGTAGGCACGGTCCCTGCCACGAGCGGCGAAGCGGGCTCGCTGACATCGGCGAACCCGGCCGAGTTGGCCGCGCTGATGGCCTCGTTCACGCAGCGCACCGAGACGCCGCACTTCACTGAAATCGTGGGCGGGGTGATCTACACCGGCATGAGCATTCAGCCGGGCGGCAACCAGGAAGGCGGATCCGGCTATACCAACAACGGCCAAGTGACGGCGATCAACTGGGCGGCGATTTCGGCGCTGCAGGTGCTGGTGGCGTTGAACGCGCCCTGCGTCTTCAACCTGGACAACGCCTACTTCACAGGCAGCGTGAACGGAACGCTGACCGGGAGCGGAAACTACTTCGTGAGCTTCGCCAATCAGTGGAACGAAGACGGCGACCTGTCGCCTCCGTCCCTACCCATCACCTGCCAGGGCCAGAGCGCGGAGCTGACCAACGTGCCGGTGTCGCCGGATCCACAGGTGACGCAGCGCTGGATCTGGCGCACCGGGTTTGGTTCGTCGCAGACGCTGCAAGTGGGGACCATCAACGACAATTCGACCACGCAGTTCATCGACACGGTGAGCGTTACCAGCGCGCAAGACACGGGCCTGGTGGCGCCCGGTTCTACGGCCAACACGGCGCGCACACAGCCGCCGCCGGCCGCGGGCGTGATGGGGCCGTACCTTTCGCAGCTGATCGCCTGGAACATCCAGGCGCACCCCTGCCGCTATTTTTGGACCGAGCCGGGAATTCCGTGGGCATTTCCCGGTTGGGACGATGTGGACGGCACCTGGGAAGACGCGGGGTCGGACGACGACCCGCTGATAGCCGTCACCAACCACCAACTGATGGCGCTGTTCTATAAGCAGCGGTCGCTCGGGAGGCTGTTCGGGTCGCCGGACACGGCGGACTATGAAACGGTGGACACCACCATCGGCCTGGTGGGGCCGAAGGCGGTGGTCAACGGCGGGGCTGTGGATTACTTCATGGGCCCGGAGGGCATTTACTACCGGAATTTCGATTCAAAGATGAAGATTTCCACCGATATCGACCCGATTTTCAAGGGCGATTACGTGGAGTTGTCGGCGGGCGAGTTTATTCCGCCCATCAATCCGGCCTGGATCGGGAACTCGGTCCTCGAGCTGTGCAACGACCGGCTGTATGTGAGCTACGTGGAAGCCGGGCAATCGCTCGCGACGCCCACCATCACGCTGATCTGCCAGCTTCCGGGCCAGACCGCGATTACCGACGTGCCGACCTATCGCTGGAGCCGCATGCGGTTGAACCCGGCGGTGGTGGGGCAGCCCGGCAACGTGGGCTTCAGCGCGCTGCATTACGAGGGCGGCCCATACCTGCTGATGGGCGGCGTGACGGGGAACTGGACGTCGGGCGGCGTCCACACCGGCGGCTACCTGATGCACCTGGAATTCGGCGACTCGACCGATTCGGGCGATACGATTCATGTGGCCTGGCAGTCGCGGTTTTCAGATCAGGGGCTGCCCGACAACTACAAGCGCTATTCC